AAATGGTCGCTGCATCAGACAGCCCTACGCAAACAATGTCGCGGGGGGGATGGCTGAGAGCAACCGGTATCAGATAAATTCTGACCGTGATCTCAATCACGGCGCTTCTCATCTTTCAAACTTTTTAACACCCCTTTTACCCTGTAAAGGAAGCAAAGGATGCTAGAAATAGATTGAGTCTACAAAGACTTAGGTAAAAGAATGTTAGTTTAAGCGAATTAATCGCCCATATGCACACCACAGGAGAGGGGTCTAAAGCCATACCAATTTAACAGTACTAGCTAGAGTTTTCTCCTGGAACGGGAACAGCATATGTCTCAGGACGGGAAAGTTCAAATCCGTCCGGAGTTCGTCGCATAGCATGCGGCGGGTGGATAACCACCATTTCCTGTGTACAGGATTCGTGCGAGAACATCGCACCTGTATTCCTAAAGGAATAAGACTCACCTCATTAATACGCATGAGGGAAAGCGTTTTGCAATTAAGCACTCCAGTTCGAGACCGTTCCCCTATACGTAGGAGGTACGGAAATGAATCTCGCGGTAAATGATTACCATTTCCTGTTTACAGGATTTGATTGTGATCCACAATCCGGAGACACATGAGTGTCGGACATTTCAAGTATGGTGAGCCACACTATTTCCTTAAGAGGACCAGAGCATATTAATACCCCTATACATGGGAGGTATTGAAATAAATCCTGAGAAATTTGTATCGTCACTTCCACCACGGGTTACCACAAAACCTGCTTTAGTAGCATTTGGTGTGAAGACTGACACACGGGATCTATTAGCTGTTGACCAACCATCAGTATCGTACGCGTAGGTATCACCCACTACGTGGGATGCTGTTGGTCGCGAGTGGTACATTCCATACTGGGGGACAGAGAACTCTACACAAGCATTTTGAGATATCAAATGGAGATTATATCCGGTTTGATTGACCGAGGCTACAAGCCCTGGTCCTTCACCAGCATAATTTGAATTGGATCGAATTACCACAGAATTCTCCGGTACGACCGGAGGGGTTGCAAAGCTTTCTTGATAGAGAGCTGCCATCCACGGCCATGATCCAGACGAAGTTGGCATAAATACCTTGAAGCGTATACCACCTCTTACCATATTGAAACAACCTGATAATGCTGAGTACAAATCCCCTGAATGCTCAGGAAGTCCTTGTCCAACAGTCAGTACACTAGATCCAAAAGGAATGAGGTTAACACATCCTGTTGTGGCTGGTGGACCTACAAATGGTTGAAGTACAGTAAAAGTTTTGAGCAATTGTCGAAGAGATATAATCTTCTCGCCCATTACTGAACTAGCCATCAACCCATCATTAACGTTGACTTTGGAAGATCCAATAGTGCCGGTAGTAATATCGCAGGGGTCACCCATCTCAGGTGTGGCTCCTAAAACAGGTAACAAGTCTGTACGATATGGCGAAGCGAATTCGCTGTCTGCACCCATGGAATGCTCCACAAGTATACCTACGAAATTCGCTACAGTGGCGGGAGCCACCAACGGATCGAGCACCATAACCTGAATTCTACCAAATGATTCATTACTAGCACTACCGGAGCGTTTGCAGCGGAGATACTGTTGTGAACATGTATATGGCACTTGAATTGTAAATGTTGACTCCTCTCGGATATCAATGATCGTACGATATTCATAGGATGAATCGACAATAGTGGACGGAGTTTCACCAATAGCCCATACGGACGGGGAAAATGTTACTAGCAATCTGCCAGAATGAAACTTTGTTTTCACCATTTTAAATGTGAACACTTGAGAACCTCTCCAATACTGAAAAAGTTCAGCAATAAAGGAAGCCGGTGTATGATCATAGATCGTTAATGCACCTGCAATACTTCGTGACTTTGGAAATGGGTTTGGACACAATGGGGCTGTGAACACCACGTCACCATAAACCATTTCAGTTCCCCACAATGCGCTAGAAACCCATGCGGGTCTGGTTGCTATGCTTACTATATCCAACTCATCAACGTTTGTCCCCCCGAAACCAGGGAGCACAGATACAGAATTGTCAGTAGTAGCTGCTAATGAGAATCCGCTATCGACAGCGTTAACATTTCCCATAAAGGGAGCAGTAACTCGAAGAGATCTCATAACCGGAGCAGCGTCTAACGGTTTGGCCCAACCAAAATTGGAGGCAGTAGAAGCAGTCAAGTCCGCTAGCCACTTCATTGGTTTAGCATATGTGTCTAAACCTGGAGCGTTGGATAAAATCCCTGCAACATGCGACACAGCCAAAGCCGTAGATTCTAAAGGTCCTTTTCCGGCCTTAGTAAGTTCTCTATCAGATAGAGATCCCATTTGGGGCTTTGCAGCACCTATCAATTTGACGTCTTCGAAATGATGCCATATTGTATATGGAACTGTATTGGATCCAGCCGGAGCGTAAACTGGCTCATAAGGAGCTAATCTAACCAAAGCTACTTGACCTAATGGCACTCCAGAAGTAGTTGCTACTAATGGAGTAAAAGCATGACAAGAAACATACGGAATACGTAATCTGCCTTGAGTGTCACAATTAACATCTAACTCTACTCGGGGTAATTGAGTTCGAGCTCGCATAGTATTTTCGTGAGCATTAGCTTTAGCAGTTACCGCCGGGGCATTACCTCTGGATCCTCCAAGAGGAACGTAGTATAACATGTATCTTCCAGATTGAAACGGATTACCGTTGATCTGAATGGTGAGCACGGATGTGGCAGTAAAGCCAAAGAAACCTTTCAATTTCTCTTGCACAAGTGGGGTCATACCTGAATTGGGCAATAAAAAAGGGAGAAATGAGGTGGCTGTATCAGCGGCTCCGAGGATACCTTTTTGCACCACTATGGGCCTGGCAAGAAATTCATGTATGGATTCATGACCAGAATCTCCACTAATGGAAGATAGCAAATCAGCTATGGTAACCTTATTGATAACGTCACCCGTTACTACTTCAGCAGTATTAACGAAGGTGGTTGTTGCATTGAGATCGTCAATGCCCGAGTCCCTATGATTAGGAACGAGATTCGTGTTTTGTGAGGGTTTACTCCCTATAAGTTGTGTTTCAGCAAGTCTTTATTTAAATCTGACTATGACTCAGTATATCAGATCGTACTATAGTACTCTGGGATTCTCGACTCCCTGAGTGGTAAGGCTCAATAGCCCGACGGATCTCCCCCTGGATAGCAGTAATGTTCTTTTAGAGCTATAGATTTTATATAGAACATCAAGATCACATCCAGTTGATGGGGGGCAGGACGATGCCAGCGAGTTACTTACGGTAACCATTCGGTAGTTACAGCTACAACTGGAGCAGTTTATAAGACTTGCCCAGGTCATTGGGTACTTAGAACATATATGATTCATCAGCAAGCACTTCCTCTTTCAGGTCGCGCTGTGATTTGTATATATCTTCTGGGTAGAAAAATTCATCGCCAGAAAACTCTGCCGTCATGGATTCAACCATTCTGCCAGCATATTTGTTAAAAGTTGCGGGTGGATAAAGACTAAGTTCACGAAGAGCTGCGGCAACATTATCAATAGTGATATTAGTGCCACGTTCTCCAGCTTTCGTCCAGTACGGGATTTCGATAATAACATCGAGATTCAATGGTGCGATATACCTATTCACGCTCTTATCAAAAATGAAAGATCTCTTTAAGAAATCAATTTCACTGATGGGTCTGAACGGCAAAGTAGCACGCATTTTGTCCTCTCGAGTATACACTTGACCCAGTTCCTTCATAAGGTCTGGAAGAGTTAACTCATTGAACTTATCTTTAACTTTCTTTGATGTACTAAATACATTATCATCTCCGAATACAATCAATCGAACGTGGTCCGAAAATTTTAATTCTGGATAGACAGACATAAATGCCAGTCTAAAAGAGAAGATGTTGTATAAACTATTCCAACAAGAAGTACCATATACTCCACTCGACATATTGCCGAGAATGTAAAATAGAGTCCCATCACTAATGTGGAGGGAATTCAAGATACCGGAGTAAAGTTTGCGTCGAATGGAATTATGGCTTTCGTCTCCATGGAGAGTATACCATCTGCACACCAAATCTAAAATACCTAAATGAATTGACACCAGTTGATGACCATCAAATGCGGAAAAATCTCCTGCTCCCACGATAGGTGCATTCGGTTTCGCCACAAAATGACTCAAATGATCTACTATAACATTCCACTCATCCGAGTAGGGGTTAACTCCCACTGCGATTGAGTTAGTAATACGAGTTTCTTTCGTATGTCCTACAAAAGCTCCAAAATACTTACGCAAAAGAAGCAAATAATAAAATGGACATCCTGAGAACTTTCTTGTACTACCTGATGCTACTTTAGACAAGGGTCTACGTTCATCCTTCAAGTTATCTGTAAATACCCATTGGGGGATAATCCCCATATGGTACTTTCTTTCTAACTCAGAAATATCTTCTTCAATTTCGCGAAGTAGAACTGCTTGTTCAGCAGAACCTCGCTCTTTGGAAAAGAACTCTTTCTTGATATTGCGCTCCCCCTGAACATTCATAGGGTACCCTGCGCTAGTATCTGAAGGAATTGAGGCAAGAAAATCTTCCCCGTCCTGTCCGTATAGTAATTCTTCAGTCGTGTATTCCTTTACTCGTGATGGTTCGGTCAAGCCAATAGATGGCAAAACGTCGGCAACAACTTTATTAATCTTGAGTGGATCTACATAGACTGGAGTGTGACCATACTTATTATGGGCAGTTAGAAGTGGATCTATAACAATCTCACCTACAATTTTAGGTCGGAGCAACGCCGGAGCTTCCTTAGCCGGACCCCATTTCCCATGTAGAGGGGATCTGCGAATAGCAGTTGAGGTAGGAGCGGCGGGTTTCTTCTTAGTTGTTCCTAAAACATCAAACTTCCCTTCGGGTAGGGTTATCTGAGGTATAGAGTTATCAAGTTCAAGTGGCTCTAGTGAGTCCAGAGCTGCTGGGGAAAACGATCGCAAATCGTCCTCAATGTCTTCTCTACATATAGAGGCAGCATAAGAACGATTCGCGGCTGCACATGCAGCAACATGAATTCCGGCAATAACTCTCTTGCCAAATTCTGGTCTAATCACAGTGAATAATCCACCGCAGTCACCATTTTTGGTAAAATTCTTATATTCGTATTGGTAACGAACGGTATAACTACCAGTCTCCTCACTGGAGACCGCCAGGTGTTTATCACGAGGCTGTGCTATTCCGACGTATGATTTGTTCACTTGACCGGGCAATCTTAAATCGAAAGAAATATTTCTATCCAACTTTACTAGATCTGCTTCATCAACGAAAAAATCAAGAATATCCCTATGTGGTTGTACCACTTCCGGGAATTCTACTAATACCAAATCATTGGCTTCCAACAATCCAATATGAGCCCCATCTACAAACTCACCTACTGTAAATACAGATCGGTGAGAAGAAGAATAACCCACATTGCTTATAAAGAGTTTGTTCTTTGCATATTCCGGAACATCTCGGATTCGTTGTTCGAACACCTTAATGAAGTGGAGAGGAACAATAGCAACTCGACCTTTTATAAACGTGATGTAACCATAGCGTTGTTCGGAACCTCGAGCATTGTGGCCAAATAATT